AGAAACCAATCAACGACAAACGAGAATGGCAGTATTTCCCAGACGAGGTTGACTGGGTTTGTAAAACCTGTTTGAGCCAGAAACGACTTGAGAGGGTCTTGGATCTTAAATCGAACGCTAATCTTGCATTTGGTCTTACCGTTGACGAAATATCGCCCACGGAGACCATTTGCAGAGACGTTGCGCAAGAAATAGGACCCTTTTCCTTCCGACGTTGCTGTCCCAACAGCTGTTACCGCACGAACGAAGTCCTCGTCCTCATTGAATGTGGACAAGGCCTCGAAGGCTCCATGGATATCGTGAAGGAGAGGTTTCCAACCGTATTGAAGAGCTAGCCAGTTTTGGGCCAACGTCTTCGACGCGGAAGGACCACCTCCAGGACCATATCTTAGGTTCCCTCCGGCAAATAGTCGATTAGCTGCAAGGGTGTAATTACGACCCGTCAGTTGCTTTTGAATCGCAACTGCTTGAGGTGAGAGAGTATTGCGAAAGCGCTTCAACTTAGAAGCAGCTAATGCAAAATTCCCTCGCCTTAAGGCGTTAATCGAACCGGCGATGTTGGTAGCCGTCCCGGCTATCAATCTCGTCAGCTGACCTATTTGGGCGAAATCCTGTGCAAGATTAGCATCAATTTGCACATTCATACGCTTGATTAGGTTGCTAATTGCCTTGTTCTCAGCCTGGCTATTATGGCCAAGCTCAGGCGGCACGCTATACACGCTACTAAAGGCATCGACTAGAATGGAGTAATCCCCACTCGAAGCTTGGACTTGGGACTGAACAAGCATGTCTCTGTCTAAGTGTTCGATAAAGACGTTCAACGGATTAACCGGTAAGCGTCTCTTCTTCAAACTGTGAAAGCCGGGGGTCCTAACGCCGTTCCAGGTACGCCTGTAAAAGGGTCGAGTAAGGAGAGTCAATGTCTGACTCCCATTTATCTCGACTATTCTCTTATAAGGTATCTGGATGACTTCAGGACTCGGCCGAACAGCTGAAGATATCGGACGTAGCATGGGCGAACGCATCTTGGAAACAAGAGGCGCTACAACCCTTCGCAGTTTTGCTGCAGAAAGGCGGTACGGGGGATTCGGTCCGGAAATGAATGAATACTTACCCTTACGAGTAAGGTTCACGAAGATCCTGACAGTAGCCCTGAACTTCTTGCCTTTAACGTACTTCAAGATAGAAAGGTAAAATCGTGGGTAGGTGCTCCCCTCCAACCTGAACTTCAACACGGGTAGTTCCCTTTGCAGGGTCCATCCGGGGTTAAAGCCAGGAATGGGAGGTACACTTTCCACACGGAATAACTCAATATCTTTTAGTACGCTTTCGTCAAGAGGTCCCTCTCCCAGCGAGGAGACGTACTCTGGATGCTGGTCAAAGAAGGAAGAATAGCTCACGGATGGTTTTATACCACTCGTGAAATTCTTCCCCCTCAGCCCCGCTGAGGGTAAGCGCCAACGCTAGGGCTGCTGCAAGAACAGCTGCAACCAGCACGTCGGAGATACCACGTTCTCTACCCTTTCGGGTATCGGAAACGTGACGTCCCCGATTGCTATGAAACAGCTGCATAGCAGCCTCCCTATAACGTTGACACTCACTAGCAAATAGCAATATGCTACTTGCCAACCTCCCGGTCTAGGAGTAAGGCGAAGGAAGATCCCGCAATGGTCAAATCGAGGAGTTGATCCCCCGAAATGGTTACAAAGCGATCAGGTTCCTTCGACGAGAGCTGCAAGTTGCGGTAATGAACCACACCCATCAGTTTGAACTCTTCACCCTCCTTGCGGAGCGTGAAGGACAGACAATCGGGGGCACCGTCTTTCGACAGTGCGAACTGGTACACTCCGTCAGCTTGCATTACTCTCTCCTTATTAAACCTAAACATTAGAAAGGGTAACCACTTATTAGAATCGTAACGCTCGAACCTCAAATAAAGCCAGTTAAGGCTCAAATCTGGGGCCGGGAGTCGCGACTTCTCTAAAGGCGGTATATTCACTTGGGTAAACAGTCGACAAAGAGTGCGGAACCTTTCGGTTTTCGTAATCTTCTTCGCTGGATACACAGGAACCTTTCATAGATGTTAGGTTGCTTCTGGACCG